GCAGCTTACTCAACGAGAGCGACCGCTGCAAACAGTGGAGCGCCGAGGATCGTGACGCTGCCAGCGCCGACAAGGTCATCGCGCGGTCGAGGCAGTTTGCCCACGAACGGCTGATCATCCGCAACTCCACGCCCACCGAGGAGTGGGGCGACATCTGGGTGAACTTCCTCGCGGGATCACAGCATCACTGCTATCTCCCGTGCCCGCATTGCAGCGACGATGCCGCGGCCGCGGTCGGGCGCGGTGAGACGATGCCGGCGCACGCGCTGCGCGATGAGGAATCCGATCAGATTCTAGCTGGATTCCAGCGGCTCACTTTCTTTCCGGAGCAGCGGGACGTGCCCTTCGATCTCGTCGGCCGGTCGCTGCCTGCCGGCGAAAAGCGCCCCGAGCAGACCGGCTTCGTCCGCTTCGATCAGTTCGCCATCTACAAGGAAAAGCGCACCGACGGACCGGACTCGAAGATCGAGAAGGTCAAGGTCGGCTACGACGTCGCCGCGGTGGAAATGGGCGCGACCTACTGCTGCGCGCACTGCCAGCGCGACATCGAATGGGTGGACCTCAACGGCTACATGCTCACGCGCTACCGCTGGTGGGCGCACAATGCCAGCGAGCTGCGCGACAAGTCGCACGTCTCCGCCCATCTCTCCGCGCTCTACTCGCCGTTCGAGTTCTGGGGCGTGCTCGCCGTCGAGTTTCTCAACGCCAAGGGTTCGCCCGGGAAGCTCATCAAGTTCGAGACGCTCACGCTCGGCCGGCCGAACATCCGGCATCGCGCCGCGGTGAAGGATGACGACCTGGATCGCGTCATCGCGCGGTGCCCGATCCGCTACGCCCAGGGCGAGCTGCCGTTCGAGCCGGAGATCCTCGCGATGACCATCGACCGCCAGGGCGATCAGATGTGGTTCGTCATCCGCGCCTGGGGCGTGCTGTGGGACCATCCGGACAAGCCGACCGTCAGCGCGCTCATCGACTGGGGCGAGGCGATGTCCTGGGAGCACGTCGAGGAGCACGCCGGCCTGCGGCCGCGCGCCGATGGTACGCCGCGGCGCTTCACCTACACCCGCGCCGACGGCACCGTGCGCGAGTTTCACGTGAGCACCGGCCTCGTGGACTCCGGCTTCGAACACCGCGTCGTCTATGAGTTCTGTCTGAAGTGGCCCGGCATCTTCTCGCCGTACAAGGGCGGCGACCAGTCGAAGACCCGCGGCGGCTTCATCTACCTCGCGAAGATCCTCGACGACAAACTCGACCTCGTCTGGGCCTGGTCCGACCACTTCGCCGGCAACCTCTACTACGTCGCCCTGCGCGACGGCCGGAACAGCGTCGGAGATCTGGTCCATTGGTGGCTGCCGGTGAACATCGACACGCACTACCGCAAGCAGCTCACCAGCGAGCGGGAGGTCGAGGAGCTGGGCAAGATGATCTGGAAGAAGTTCGATCAGAACGATCTCGGCGACTGCGAGAAAATGCAGGAGGTCCTGCGTCCGAAGATCGAGGAGCTGCTCGACGCCTGGCGCAAGCATCGCGCCGCCGAAGACGCGGACAAGTCCGATGAAGACGATGCCTAAGGTGCTGGCCAAACAAGGCGAGTTCCCGCTTTCACTGCCCACCCCGCGCTGGCGGCAGACGGAGTTCCCCTGGCGGATCGCACTCCGGCAAAACCTCGCTTGCCTAGTGCGGCGACGTACGCTAAGGTTCCGTCCGTGCCAAGCCCGTTCCTAAGCCGGAAGGAAGTCTGTCACGTCCTGCGCGTGTCCCGTTCCACGCTCTGGCGCTGGCAGGGCGAGGGCGCGCCCGTGGGAAACGACATCGAGCCGCTCGCGCTGGCCCGCTGGCTCATGAACCGCGCTCACCTGCGTGTCGCACGGTTGCTACAACTTGCGACATCCCCGCGCTCGCACGGCCGCCGGCGCCGGCTTTGATTGCGGGCTCGCCGGTCATCGGCGAAGAAACATGCCTCCAATTGACACAACCCCGCGCTGTCTAACGGACAGCCGGACCGTCCGCGAAGCGGCCAGCAATGGCCGCATGAAGCGGGTGCGGTCCGTGCTCCGCTGATTCTCCCACCTCTATGCTCGACGGCGACCTGTCTGACTCACCTCTCGCATCCCACCGCCCCTCCATCGAGGAGCAGGCCGACACGTTCCGCGACTTTCTGCGCGAGACCTTTGCCCGGTTCAATGGCAACCTGCCCATCTCGCTCCAGGCGTTTCGCGCGCTGTGCTTCCAGCTCATCGATGAGGCCATTCGTGAAGCCGGTGCGTCCACGCCCGCCGAGGTGAAGAGCATGGACTCTTACGATCAAGCCGTCCGGCTGCTCCGCCTCATCTCGCGTTCCGACGAGGGCGGACTCGGGATGCGCGCCGCGTGTTTCCTCCGCCTGCTCGGGGTGGATGGCCGGTCGTTCCAGGAGATCGCCGATGCCTACGGCTTCGACTCCCGCGCTGCGCCACACGCGGCCTATCGCAAGATCCAGCGCGCCACCGGACTCCGCGCCCGCGGCGACAAGAGCGACGACGCCCGCGAACATTGCCGCAACCGGCGCACGGGCCAGCTCCGCGCCCGGCAGCCGTGGGCCGGACTCTCCGCCTGGAACAAGGCTAGGCTGGCGGCCGCCGCGGCATGAAGCTCGTGAAGATGACGCCGGTGGAACGCAAGCGCGAGCGGCGCAAGCTCGATGCCGGCGGGCGCATCTCGGAATATCGCACCGCGGCCGAGGAGGTCCGGCAGCTCCGCACCGCGATGGAGCAGGGCCGCGACTTCGCCATCGCCGCGATGTGCGACGCGAACACCCGCGCCCTGCAGCTCGGCACGAAGCTCATCGAGTGGCAGGAGCGCTTCCAGGGCGACTTCGACGAATGGCTGGAAAACTACTGCGAAGAATTCTTTTCCCGCGCGAGCGCCTACCGCTGGATCGCGAAGGTTCGCGTTCTGCGCCTCGTCCTCGGCAAGGAGAAGCCCACCTTCGAGGAACTCAAGAGCGCGCTCATCGCCTCCGAGGTGCTTCCGGAGCCGCGGCCCGAGCACAGCGCGTCGGCGCTGCCGCCGCCGCTGTTCCGGCTGAAGCTCGATGTGAACGGCCCGCCTCCGGAGGAATGGGCACCGGTGGACCGCAAGGAATTCCTCGAACGCGCCAAGCCGATCGTGGATCTCTACGAGCGCGTCCGCGCGGCCGAGGAGGCGGCATGATCGAACCCGAGCCAATACCGGGCGCGGCGCTCGCGACACAATGTCAGCCAGGTTCCCTCAAACACTTTCGTCAGGTGATGTCCCGATGGGCGAAGGCATGTGACGTCGAAGCTCTCCTCAAGCATGACGTGGGAGCGCTGGACATTGTCGCCAGGGATCTGACTGCGGCACAGCAAGACATGGTGGCCTTGACGCGCTGGATGGTCGAAAATCATCCGTTGTTTCGTGTGCAGAGCATTGAAGGGCAGACGGCCACGTGACGGCATAACTCGCTGGGAATCAGCCAAACCACGTCTCAGCGTGAGACGTGAGCCCGCGCGTCAACCTTTGACAGTCCCGCGCGGCCATGACCTCCGACGCACTCCGCCTGGTCTGCCGCGCGCAGATCGCCAAGGGCAATCGCGCCTGGGTCGAGGAGCTCGAAGACCGGGCTCTCGCCAAGCTGCTGAAGGGTGGGGGAGAGATCGCCCCGCTGGAGTCAGGCTCCCTCAACGGCAAGAGCGTGCAGCGCAACGTGCGCATGGATGCCGCCGAGGTCGCCGCCGTCTGCCGCGTCGTGCTCGATGACGCCGACGCCGAAGCGGCCTCCGGCGCAGCCGAGGACATCGGCCCCGGCACCGGCTTCGACTTTTCTCGGACCTGCCCGCTCTGACCCATGTTCGGCTGGCTCACACGGCGTCATCACGACAAGCTCGTTCCCACGACCAAGCGGTCGCAGGTCCTCTACTGCCTGCCCGAGAACCCGCGCGAATACCTCGACCCGCTTTCCCGTCGGCAGATCGCCAACATGGCCGAGCGCCTCATGGAGCGTTTCGGCATGGTCAAGGAAGGCGTCTGCGGCATCGCGCGCCACACGATCGGCACCGGCCTCACGCTCCAGCTCAACACCGAGGATCTCCCCTGGAACGCGGAAGCCGAGCGCCAGTTCCTCCTCTACTCGCTGACCAAGTCGCGCTTCGACATCGGCAACCGGCGCGACTTCTTCAGCGCGCAGCGCACCGCGGTCGAACAGATCAGCCTGCGCGGGGAATTCTTCGCGGCGGCCGTCCGCAATCCGCGCTGGGAAAACGAGCCCGCCGTGCAGATCTTCGACACCACGGAGATCCACACGCCGTACACGTCCGAGGCGGACGAGTCGATCTACGACGGCGTGCGCCTCGGCGAGTATCACAACCCCCTCGGCTACTTCGTCGTCGCCGCCGATGGCCAATACCGCGAGATCCCGGTGCAGGAGATGTTCCACTGGTTCGAGCCCACGGGCATCAACCAGGTGCGCGGCCAGTCCGCCTTTTCTCCGGTCGTGGACAAGCTGATCGACTGGGACGATCTGCAGCACCTCGTCATCCAGGGCGCCAAGGTCCACAAGTCGCTCGCCGTCGTCGTGAAGAAACTCGCCAAGGCCACCGGACGCGGCGCGTTCGGCTCGATCGACTCGAAGAAGCCCGGCGGCGGACCCGGCGCCGACAGCATCGACACGCGCGCGCTCGAACGCACCTTCCCCGGATTGGTCTCGTACGTCGGCGATGGCGAGGTGCAGATTCTCAACAGCACCTCGCCCGACTCGGCCCACGAGCAGTTCGTCACCAAGCTCATCACGCCCGATGTCTTCCTCGCGCTCGGCTGGCCCGGCGAGTTCTTCTGGGGCCTCGACGGCATCGGCAGCGGCTCGCAGCGCTTCGTCATGCTCCGGGCCGACGCCCGCGCCAAAGTCCTCGCCGACGATCTCATTTACCAGTGGTGCAACGGCGTCGCCTACCGATTTCTTTCGCACCGCATCGAGAAGGGCCTGCTCACCGCGCCGACCGACAGGAACTGGGCGGAGAAGATGGGCTGGCAGCAGCCGGCCCGCATGTCCGTGGACAACGGCCGCGACGGCGGGCTCGAACTCGATCAGCTCGAAAACGGCGTGCAGAACCTCCGCGGCCTCTGGGACAGCCGCGGGAAAAACTACCGCGAGGAGGCGATCCGCCAGTGGCTCCGCGAATGGCGCGAGTTCCTGGAGGAGCACGACAAGATCGGCGAGGGCCTCGTGAAGCCCGAGCTGAAGGAGCTCTGGTCGCAGATCGCCAGCAAGTGGCGCCCCGGCAAACCCGGCGCGGCCGCGCTGCTCGATTCACTCGGCGTCGGCCGGCAGACGCCTCCGGAGGAAGACAACGGAGACCCGAAGAAAGACGATCCCAACAAATGAAGACCCTGACGCTGCCTGACTTCCTGTTCAACGGTCTGCTCGGACTGCACGCACCCGCGGTCGCGCAGATCGTTAGCCGCCGCCAGCGCATGGAAGCCAGGCTCGCCGGCGCAACCGTCGTGAAGGGCGGCCTCGCGGAAGTCTTCGCGCCGTTCTTCAACCAGCGGCGTCCGGTGACGATTGCCGACGGCATCGCGCGGATCCACGTTCACGACGTGCTCGGCTCCGACACGACGGAGCTGGATCGCGCGTTTGGCATGACCGACTACGCGATCCTTTCCGAGGAGCTTTCCACCGCGGCCGCCAATGGCGATGTCCGCGGCATCCAGCTCGACGTGAACTCGCCCGGCGGCACGGTGGTCGGCTGTCCGGAGACGGCCCGGCTTGTGGAGGAAGTGCGCGCGCGCAAGCCGGTCGCCGTCCACATCGGCGTCATGGGCTGCAGTTGCGCCTACTTTCTCGCCGCCGCGGCGAATGTGATCACCGTCGCGCCGAGCGCGCTCGTCGGCAGCGTCGGCACGATCCTGACCTTCTATGATCTGGCGGGAATGCTCGAACAGTTGGGTGTCGCGCCGCACATCTTCACGCCGAAGGCCGCGGACCTGAAGGCCACCTGCACCGAGGACCGCGCCCCGACCGAAGCCGAGTCGGGCTTTCTCCAGCAGACCGTGGAGACCGCCTATGCCGACTTCTCCGGTTGGGTGGCCGCGCACCGCCCGCGCGTCGGCGCGGCATCGATGCGTGGCCAATGGTTCACCGGCAATGAGGCCGTGGGCAACGGACTCGCCGACTACGCCGGCACGATCGAGGACAGCCTCGCCAGCCTCCGCGCGCTGATTGGCTAG